TCAGCCGGTCCTCCACCCCGCCCCATCCCCGAACACATCCCCCGCCCCCAGCAGTTCCACCGCCCCCTGGTCGTTGGCGATCAGGGTGGCGAGCCGGTTGCGGTAGCGCTGCAGGGCGAGGCCGGCGGGCTGGCCCTCGCCGTCCAGGAAGGCGGCCGTCATGTGGAACTGGATCAGGTCGCCGTCGATCGCTGCGACATCGTCGTCGGCCGCCCAGGCGGCCTGGCCGACGCCGCCGGCCGAGGCGCACCAATGCCGGCTGACATATTCGAAGGCATAGGCCTCGCCGCCGGCCGGCGGCGGGATCACCAGCACCGCATTGCCGCGCAGGGCGAACAGCCGCGCGCCGGCATGGCCGCGCGCCTTCAGCGCGTTCCAGATGGCCGGCACGACCGGGCCGGAGAGCAGGCCGGCATGGCTGCGGTCCCAGAAGGTCTCCGGCACGAAGCGGTCGAAATCCGCCGGCAGGATGCCGTCCTGCGCCTCTTGCGGCAGGGCGGTGAACAGCCGCTCGCGGCGCAGCGCCTGCCAGGGGAAGGCGCGGGCGATCTCGTCGCCGGCCTCCTGTGCCAGCTGCAGCAGGCGCTGCGCGCCGGGATCGGTGGCGCCGGCCAGCGACAGCGGCCGGTCGAGCTGTACCTTGTCGGCCACCGCGCGGCCGATCTCGATCAGGGTGGTCATCGGGCGGCCTCCGCGCAGGCGGGTTCCAGGGCATCCGTCGCCAGGGCGTCGAACCAGCGCCCGCCGGTGCGCCGCATGGCGGCGGCCAGGTGGTCGTCGCCGCGCAGCACGACGTTCAGCCCGGCGGCGGTCATCGCCGGCAGGGTCTCGGCCAGGAAGGCCGCCTGCAGCAGCAGGTGCGGCTGCGTCCGCCACAGCCGGCCGTCGCAGGCGACCAGGCACCACCAGCCCGGCGGCTGGCTGTCATAGACATGCGCGCCCGCGCCGGCGAAGCAGCAATCGGCACCGAACAGGTGGATCTCGCGATAGCCGAGCACCGCGGCCAGGACCGGCGCGCGGGTCATCGCACTGGGGCCGCCCGGCACCTGTCCCCGCTTGTCCGCCAGCGGCTGTGGCTGCGGCTGCGGCTGTGGCTGCGGCTGCGGCTGCGGCTGCCACAGGGTCACCCGCTGCCCGTCCAGCGCATCCAGCACCGCCGCATCGACGGTATCGGCAATCAGGTATTCGGTCAGGCGCGAGGGCCGGGCGACGAAGCCGGCGCAGAGCGGCTGCGGGTCCAGCACCAGCTGATGGTCCGGCAGCCGGCCCGCGCGGAGCCAGTCATAGGCGCCGTTGATCGCCATCACCTCCCCCGGCCAGGCCAGGATGGTATCGAGATGCGCGGCGGCGGAGGCACCGCCGCCCACCACGGCCAGCGGTGCGTCGCGCGCCGGCCGGGGTTCCAGCCAGGGCAGGCCGCGCCCTGCGGCGGCCGCCCTGTTGCCGGCCAGCACCGCCTGGGACACAGGCGGCCTGGCCGGCGGCAGGCTGCCTAGGATGCGACCAGACCCAGGTTGCGCAGCGCGGCCAGGATCGCGTTGACCGCATTGGCGGTGGTCGAGGCGGTGCCGGCGGTACTGGCGATGGCGGCTGCCTGCGCCACCGGTGTGGCGCCGTGGAAGGCGATCCGGTCGGTCGGGCCGGCGCCCATCATGGTGCCGTCCGGGTTGCGGTCGGAAAGATGCCTGATGGTCATGTCGGTTTCTCCTTCCAGCCCGTTCAGTTCCAGCCCAGCCGGCAGGCCAGGTCCGGCCGCACCGCCTTGAAGCCGTAGAGCACGTCGATGCGGCAGGGCAGGTTGTCGTTGTTGATGTCGTACTGGCGCACCACGCGCATGGAGATGCCGTCGAAGACCTCGCGCGCGGCGAAATCGACGCCTTTCGGCATCACCAGGTCGGCGGTGGCGAAGGCGAAGGCATCGCGGTGATAGCCGAGCGAGATACTGTAGTCCGCGGCATTGCCGATCGCCGTGGTCCGGTCGCTCTCCACCTTGTAGACAATGCCGGTATCGGTCGGGCTGGCGCCGACATTCTGCCGGGCGCCGGTCGTCACGATGGCCGGTGCGACCGGGATCGCCGCATAGCCGCCGGCGGTGTCGGCGGTGACGGTGAACTGCTTCAGCCGGCCGAGATCCGCCTTGGTCTCCGGATGCACCGCGTTGCAGCCTTCGAAGCAGACGATATCGCCCTTCGCGAAACTGCCGGTGACGGTGCCGTTCACCGCGACCGAGGCGCCCGCCTGCCCCGCCCCGTTGATATTGGCGCCGGTATCGGCGCCGGCCTCGGTGCCGGTCGTATGGATCGGCAGCAGGGTGGTCTCATAGACCTCCTGGAAGCCGACGAACTGGCTGGCCACGAGCCCCTCGCGGAACTGGCTGCCCAGCTGCTTCTGCGGATTGAACAGGCCGGAGACCGCATCCACCAGGCTGACATTGTCGGTCGGGTTCAGCAGCAGGCAGCGGTCGGACATCGGCGCCAGGCTCTCGGTCAGCACCCGCGCAGCGTTCAGTACGCCGAGCAGGGTCAGGGTCGAGCCGATGTCGGAGACCTCGTTCGCCACGTCGCGGTACATGGTCAGGGCATCGGCCTCGATATTCGCCGCCAGCACGGACATCGCCGGCTCCAGCACCCGCTTCGAGAAATCGTCCAGGTCCAGGGTCAGGTCGCGCGAGGTAAAGGCCATGTCGACACCCTTCTGGGTGGCGACCTGCAGGGTCACCGAGCTTTCGGCAGTGTCCTGCACGCTGATCTGCCGGCCGGTGCGCACGGTATATTCGTTGGGCAGGCGGATCTTCAGGCTGTCGCCAACCTTAGCACCGTCCTGCGCGAAGCTGTCGTCGTACTGCCGGTTGATCGAGCCGATGAAGCGCAGCTTCTGGTGCAGGATGCGCAGCGCCTCCCGCGTCACCTGGGTGGGGGTCAGAACTATGTTCGCCATGAAAAAAGGATCCTTCTAAGGGAAAGCGACGCCTCACGGCGCTGCGGTCTGAGTCGGGCCGGCGGGTCGGCTGGATGGCTGCCGCTATCTTCCCTGCCGCCGTGCCAATTGCCTGTTCCGTTCGCGCATCCAGGCATCCACGCCCTGCCGGTCCTGCGGGCCGGTGGCGGTACCGCCACCGGTGCCCGACAGCGACCGCACGGGGCGGGGCTGCTCGGCTTGCGCGCCCGGCCGGCGGGCCATCGATGTGGCCTGGGACGCGGCCTGGGACGCGCCCCGGGACGCGCCCTGCGCCCGGTCCCACAGCATGGCCTTGCGGGCCATCACCGCGATCTCGGGGCTGAGCGGCCAGGCCTCCGCCTGGTCGGCCGACAGGCCATAGGCCTGCTGCACATAGTCCACGACCTCGGCTGCCTGCCGGTCGAAACCGGGGTCCAGCCGTGCCACCTTCTGCCGCCCTTCCGCCATCGCCTGCGCGCGCTGCGCGCCGTGGCGGTCGCGGATGGCATCCTGCACGCGGTCCAGGCGCCCGGTGGCGATCTCCTGCTGCTGGCGCAACCGGGACAGTTCGTCCGACAGCCGGCGCGCCTGGTCCGGCTGGGCCTGCCACAGCCGCTGCAGGTCGACGGCTTCCAGCTGGCCGATCCGGTCGCGCAGGCCGGCGGCGGCGGCATAGGCCTCCAGCGCGTCGGTGTTCATCTCCGACAGTTCGTCCAGCGATGCCCGCGCCGCCTCCGCCGCCTTCCTGACCTCCGCCGCTTCCTGGAACTTCTGGTTCGCGCCGGCCGTCACCTGGCGGGCATAGCTCTGGAACGCTTCCGCCACCTCGGCGACGGGGGCGTCCTTCGCAAAGCGCGCCTTGTTGCCGCCGAAATCGAATTCGATCACATCCTCCGCGGCGGCCGCTTCCGCCGCGTCGCCGGCACCCTCTGCTGCGGTACCCTCTGCCGGGATCTCCGGCGCCGCGGGGTCGGACGCAGGTTCGGGGATGGCGGCGGATTCCGCGTCCGTCCCGGCTTCCTCGTCGAGGCTGGCCAGTGCTTCGTCGCTCACGGCGTTCTCCTTCCGTCAGGGTCGGGGGTTCGGGGTCGGGGGTTCGGGGTCGGTTGTTCTGCGGCAGCGCCGCCACCGCCACCTGCCCCGCCCGGCCGCACCTGCGGCGGCAGCATGGCGCGCAGGCGCTCGGCGATGATCTCGGCGCCGGCGAAATCCATGTTGTCCAGCAGCACGTCGCCGACCAGCGGCGCCAGTTCCGGGCGCGCCCGGATCAGTTCGACCAGCACCTCGCGGGCTTCCTCCCGCTGGGTCTGGTAGCTGGGGCCGGCGCGCACCGTCACGTCATAGCGGCCGACCGACAGGTCATAGAGCCGGCCGTCGCCGGCCGGTCCCGGCGCACGGTCCGGCCCGTCCCCCTGGCGGCCGGCCAGGGCCACCACCTTCTCTGCCATATCCTCGCCCAGGATGCGGATCGCCTGGCGCGGGCCGTAGACCGCCGGGATGATCTCCACCAGGCATTGCCCGGCATAGCGGATCGCCCGGTTCAGGTTGTCCAGGAAGTGGAAATTGCTGACATCGCTTTCCCGCTGCCGCGCCAGGATCGCGCGGCCGCTGGTCTCGTTGCTGCGCCGGCCCAGCGCGGAATCGTAGATGCCGGTGATCGCCTTCATGTCGTCGGCGGCGTTCAGCGCCTCCTGGATCGCGCCGGCCGGCACCCCGGCAAAAGGCTGACGCTGCGGCGGCACCGGCCCCTCATAGGTCAGGAAGGGGAAGGACCGCGCATTGGCCTGGGCCCATTTGCGGCGCTCCGGTGCGTCCTGCGGCAGGGCATTGGCCGGCATCAGCCAGGGCGCCCGCGGCGCCAGGGCGACCAGCTCGGTGGTGGCGGAGCGCCAGAAGTTGAACATCTTCTGCGGGTCCCGCGCGTCGCGGATCATCGAGCGGAAGCGCCGCCGGCCGTCCAGCAGCACCTCGTCGCCCCAGACCGGGCAGATCGGGATCGTGCTGCCGGGCCAGTCGTCCTCCTCCAGCACCGCGGTACCGGAGAGCAGCCGGCGCTTCACCGTGAAGACCTCCGCCTCGCGCTCGCGCAGCACCTCGAACAGGCCGGAGGGATCGGCGCCGATCAGCGCGGCAAGCTCCGCCAGATAGCCGTCCAGGTCCGCGGCGCCGATGGTGACGATGCTGCCGTCCGGCGCCCGCAGCAGCAGCAGGGTGCGGCTGCTGCGCTCGCGCAGCCAGTATTCTGCGATGCGGACCTGGCCGTCCTCGCCGGCCGCCCCGCTCTCGAAATCGACCGGCTCGGCCTTCGGAAAGCGCGCGGCGAAGGCGGCCCCGGTCAGGGCATCGCAGACGAAGGCATGCGCCCAGTCGCTGGCGTCCAGCGCCGTGGAGGCGGTATCCCAATGCACCGCCAGCGGGTTGGGCACCCGCTCGATGCGGGCCTCCAGGTCGAAGCTCGCGGCATCGGCATAGTCGATCGCCAGCCGGAAGAAGCCGAAGCCGCCGGTCACCGCATGGTCGATGGCGGTGTCATAGGCGACATCTGCGCAGGAATGCCGCTCGATCGAGCGGATCAGCCCGGCGATCACCGATGCGGTATCCGGGTCGGCGCCATTGTCCACCGCGGAGACCTTGATCCCCGGCTTGGCCTGGCGGGCATCGTTGACCACCTGGCGGATGAAGGCCGGCAACCGGTTGATGGTCAGTGCAGGGCGGCCCTCCAGTTCGCGGGCGCGGCGCATCGCCGGCTCCCACTGCTCGCCCAGCCGGGCGAAGCGGAAATCCGCCTCGGCCTCCTGTCGGTTGGCGTCGGACCCCTCTTGGCTCTGCCTGAAGCGCTCGTGCGCATCGGCCAGGATCTCCCGTTCCGTCATGCTGTCCTCATCCCATCCAGCTGTCCGCCGCCGGCCCGCCGGGATCCGGCGGCGCCGGCAGGCGGCGCGCATCGGCCCGTGCGAACCGCAGGCTCATGATCCCGTAGCGGGTCGCGTCCATCAGGTCGTCGGCCTCTTTCACCACCCGGCCGTCCCTGCGGTGGTAGAGGCGGAATTCCTCGAACCAGTCGGCCAGATGGGCGAAGACCTTCAGCCGCCCGCTCTGCATGCGCTGCAGCAGTTCCATCAGGCCGGCCTCCACACTGGTCGAGCCGTCGGCGAACTGCGCGCGCTCGGGCAGCATCGCCAGCCCGGCTTCGGCATAGAGCTGCGCCAGCGGCCGGCCGCCGCCGGGGCTGCGGTTCACGCCGTCATGCGGCCAGGCCCAGGGCAGGCCGGCGCCCCAGGGCTTCAGGCTGAGCGCATGCACGCCGGGCACCGCCTCGGCCAGCCGGTGGCAGGCCGTGACATAGGCAATGTCGGTGTCGCGGTCCCAGGCCAGCTTCACCGCGGCGGTGGGATGGTCCCAGCCGAAATCCAGCGCGCCCAGCAGGGCCCAGTGCGGCGGCAGCGCGAAGGCCTCCACCGCCAGCTGGCTTTCCGCCACCGGAAAGATCCGGCCCGACCCCAAAGCCGGCACCCCCTTGGCGCGCGCCTCGCGCTCGTGCGGCGGATAGGCGGCGACGATCCGCGCGCGCCTCGCCGGCGGGATATGCGCGGCATCCTCGATGGTCATGCAGATATCGGCCCGGTCCGGGTTGCGCTCCATCAGGAAGCGGCGCACCACCTCCGACATGCCCAGCAGCGGCGTGAAGGTCAGCCAGACCATGCCGCCGGTGGCATTGGTCCGCGTCAGCCCCTCGCTATAGATGTCCGGCGGCGGCTCCTCGTCGAACCAGACGAAGTCCAGGGTCTCGCCCTGCCAGCGGGCACGGCCCTGGTCATAGCTCTTGAACTTCAGCACCGACTGGCCGCCGCGCGCATGGGCGACCGTCACCCGGTCGACCAGGCCGCCCTGGCCGCGCGCGGCCATGCTCTGCCGCAGCGCCGCCTGCGGCAGCAGGCCGGTGCCCGGGCTGCCCGGCCGGCCCAGCAGGATGCGCTGCACGGTGTCGCGCGTGGCCTCGCCGGTATGCCCGGCTGCCCAGGCAAAGACCGGCCGGTCCCAGCGCCGGCCCTGCCACCAGTCCGGATAGCGGCCGGTCAGGTGGAAGGCGGCCTCAGCCCCGCCGCTCCAGGTCTTGCCCAGCTGGTTGCCGGCCCGCAGCAGCCTTTCGCGATGACTTGCCCCGGCGGCGTGGAACGCCGCCTGTTTCGGGTAGGGCCGGTAATCCTCCAGCCGGCGACGGCTCTCGGTCCGCGCCAGATCCGCCTGCAGCGCGGCGATCTCGCGCAAGCTCAAGCGCTGCACGAAGCGCTGCGCGTTCCTCGGCGTCCAGGCCATCGGTGATGCCGTCCTGCTCCACCCTCACGTCGCGGGGCAGCAGCCCGGCGAGGATCTTCAGATAGATCGCCGGCTGCTCCTCGCGCACCCGCTCCAGCGCCACTGCGCCATGGGCGGCGAAGTCGGCCGCCAGCGCCCGCAGCACTTCGTCGGCCAGCAGGCCGCGCAGGGCGCCGCCCCGCGATCCGCCCGGACCGGGTCCCGATCCCGCCATGCCGCCCCACTGTGCCGAAGACATGAAAATGCCCGCGACACCGGGTGACGCGGGCTGTGCAACCATATCCAATCTATACCGTCACTTTACCTTATTGTCAACATTTAATTTACTTCAAGGCAGGAACTGCGTGCCGGCATGGCGGAAGTCCAGCGGTTCCCGGAAGGTCCGGCACC